GAGTTACTGGACTGCTTGGTGGGGCAGACCGGTGGCCAGGGCAAGCCCTTAGCGGGGCCCAGTGAGCGTACCAGGGAGGGATTGCGAGCCGTCGCTTGCACCCACACCTCCCAGTTTGGTGGTACGTAAACATGTGGGAACCGCAACGCGTGTTCGTCGAACTTTTTTGGTGGGGGAGGAGATGTCCCCGCCTCGACATATATACGCTTTTAATTCATCTCTTGTAAACCTCATCAAGGGTGTCAAAGAACGTGTCTTCTATGCCAAGAATAAGAAGACAGGTGAATTCTCCCCAGCCCCTCAGGCTGTGGAGGGTGTCTTTGCACACCGCCTTGGGTATCTCCGCGATGCCGTGGTTGGTTGTTGTGTTCGTCTGAGCCCGTTGGAGCGAGAGGAGTATCCTCTACAGTACACGGGTAAGAAACGAGCAACATACCTCCGCGCGTGTCAATCACTGTATAGCAGGGTGATTGCTGCGAAGGACTTTTCCGTCACCATTTTCACAAAGACGGAAAGAACACTCAAGGATGGTGCGGTGCCGCGCATAGTATCGCCTATGTCGCCGGAAGCCAATTTGGAGACGGGCAGGTTCGTGAAACCTATGGAGGCCCTTCTCTGCAAAGCGATAGCTAAGGTCGCTGGATTCACGGTTGTGTTAAAAGGCATGAACGCATCGCAAGTGGGTCAGACAATTAGTGAACATTGGGAGGCGATGGGAGGCACAGGCAACTGTGTAGCCGTAGGTATAGATGCTGAGAGATTTGATAGGAGTGTGGGTGTTCAAGCTTTAGAGTTCGAACATACACACTACCCGCCACTTCTTGCTGATCCTGCTGACAGGACATATTTGCGCTGGTTGTTGTCATGGCAACTCAGGGCTAAGTGTTTCGGTCGCACCAGGGAGGGTACGGTCAAGTACGAGTTGGAGGGCACCCGTTTGTCGGGTGTCATCAACACGGGTCTTGGCAACTGTATCCTAGCATCAGAATGCTGTATGGCTTACTGTCAGGAAAAGAAGATACCGTTTCGCCTCGCGAATAACGGTGATGATTGTGTGTTTTTCATCCACAAACGTGATCTTCCGGTTTTTAGTACAGGCCTCAAGGAATGGTTTTTAGAGATGGGTTTCATAATGGCCGTTGAAGCCCCGGTTTACGAGCTTGAGGAAGTCGTTTTCTGCCAATCCCAACCGGTGTACGACGGGCGATCTTGGACTATGGTCCGTGATCCCCGGAGTGCCCTTGCTAAGGATTGTGTTTCTTTAAAACCATGGCGTAATGGAAAGGAGTATTGTAGCTGGATTAAGGGCGTTGGAATGAGTGGGAAAGCCCTGGCCGGGGGCATTCCTATCTACCACGAGTTCTATGAAAGTTTCCTTCGCGCGGGTGGTAGTGCAAAACCTTTGAGCCACGACGATCCTTCGATCGGCGGTGGTCTGTACATAGCAAGCAAAGGTATGGCAAGGCAATCGTTGTCAGTGAGCACTATCGCACGTTGGTCCTTCTGGAAAGCGTTCGGGATCACTCCCGATATGCAAGTAGAGATGGAAAACCATTACGCTGGTCGAACCCCAGTATACACACCGGTGACGGAGGCGGGCATTGCTTTACCTGTGATGCCTGTGATGTTGCTGTAGACTCCATGAACCGCAGAGATGTACTGCGTTAACAAATATTCTAGCCCTTCCAGGGCAAGCAATTGGGTTGATAGACATAGAGGACCAAAACTGTGATCCACACCGTGGTGACGCAAAATTTCAGTGCTAAACAAAATGCCAAGAGACTGCACGGCTCCGCACTCACGTGTATCTATCGATGTACAGTCCTGTTGTAGGTGGCAGGATCCAATACACACCTTCTTCTTACTAAGCAACAATAACAGCTAAACTGGCTATTCTAATTTTCTTAAACAAGTATGGCCAAATCACAGAATTACACGACACCCAAACGCAAGGCCCGTGGGGGC